GCAGCCGCCGGAGCGGTGCTTGAGCCGTTAGGCGGGAATTATGCGGTATTGCCTTTACTATTCTTTTGTTCTCTGTTCTTTATGAGATGAGCGTCTGAGAAAAGCAACGGAAATCAAGTGACCCAAAGCCGTCTTATTTCTTTTTGTTTTTCTTTTCCTGGCGCTCCTGCTCTTTGATCAGGCGCTTGCGCTTCTGCTTTTCGGTTTCCACGCGGGGCCAGGGGTTCCAGGTGCCCTCGTTTTCGTGCATCCAGTGGGCGAAGGGATACAAAAGGATGGCCAAGCCGCCCAGCAGAATCAGCAGGTAGATGGCGGTGGATAGATTGACCGCCATATCCAGCGCGCCAAGGGCCGCCATCAAAAAGCCGGCATACATGGCGAACTGCCCATTATAGCGGACATAGCGGTTCCAGTTTTCTTCTTTTATGGCGTCCCGCCCCTGGTCCCCCCAGATGCGGGGATTTTTGGTAACGGCATAACCGTAATACGCCAGCACAAGGCCGACAACAAGCATAAACTGGAACATAGCGTTTCCTCACTTTGGGCTGTATATTACAGGCCCATTTTTTTGTAGAATGGGGTAAAATCAAAGGTGGCAAAATAGTCTGCCGGGGTCTCGGCGCGGCGGATCAGTTGGTGGGAGCCATCCTCGCACAGCAGCACTTCGGCGCTGCGCAGCTTGCCGTTGTAGTTATATCCCATCGAGAAGCCATGGGCACCGGTATCGTGGATGACCAGCACATCGCCCATATCGATCTTGGGCAGCATACGGTCAATGGCAAACTTATCATTGTTCTCGCACAGACCGCCGACCACATCGTATTTATGGTCGCAGGGGGCGTTCTCTTTGCCCAGCACGGTGATGTGGTGGTAGGAACCGTACATGGCCGGGCGCATCAGGTTGGCAGCGCAGGCATCCAGGCCGATATACTCTTTATAAATGTGCTTTTCGTGGATGGCTGTGGCAACCAGGCAGCCATACGGAGCCAGCATAAAGCGCCCCATCTCGGTAAAGATGGCAACGTCGCCCATACCGGCGGGCACCAGGATCTCCTCAAACTTTTTGCGGACACCCTCGCCAATGGCCAGGATATCATTGGAGCGCTGCTCCGGCTTGTAGGCAACGCCAACGCCGCCGGACAGGTTGATGAACTTGATGTGTGCACCGGTCTTTTGGTGCAGACGCACAGCCAGGTTGAACAGGATACCGGCCAGTTCCGGGTAATAATCATCGGTAACGGTATTGCTGGCCAGGAAAGCATGGATGCCGAAGTTCTTTGCACCCAGTGCCATCAGGCGGGTATAAGCTTCGGTCATCTGCTCTTCGGACATGCCGTACTTGGAATCGCCGGGGTTATCCATGATGCCGTTGCCCAGGTCAAAGGTTCCGCCGGGGTTAAAGCGGCAGCAGATCGTTTCGGGGATACCTGCCACATTCTTGAGGAAATCCACATGGGTCAGGTCGTCCAGGTTAATGTAAGCGCCCAGGTCATACGCCTTCTTCATGTCCTGTACCGGCGTTTCGTTGGAGGAGAACATGATATCGCTGCCGCTGAAGCCACAGGCTTCGCTCAGCAGCAGTTCGGTGTAGCTGGAGCAGTCCACGCCGCAGCCTTCCTCTTTCAGGATGCGCAGCAGGTACGGGTTGGGGGTTGCCTTAACGGCAAAATACTCCTTAAAACCTTTATTCCATGCAAAAGCTTTGTTGACAAGGCGTGCATTGGCGCGGATGCCTTTTTCGTCATAAAGATGGAACGGGGTAGGCACATCGGCAATAATTTCCTGTGCCTGCTCAAGGGTGATGAACGGTTTCTTTTCCGGCATAATAATACTTCCTTCCCTCTTGTTGCGCGGCGCGGCACTTCCCCTGCCCTTTTTTGCACATCCAGGGCGTATGCGGCCCGCTGGGGCGTACCGTAAAGCAAACGTGGTGAAAATATTCCACCCGCTTGTTTGCTTATTCGATACGCTCTGACCCTCTATGAATAAATATACAGTTATTATATTGCTTTTGCCGCCGCAGGGCAAGAGCTTTTTGAAAAAATGCCGGAATGGTGCAAAAATGCCCCGCATACCGCAGGGCATGCAGGGCAAAAGCATGGATCGTGATAAAAGTTCAGGGGGTCAATCCCCTACCGCGCTGTGCTGCATGGCAAGGTGGCCGGCAAGCAGGCGGTTTTCCAGGTGTTTGACCGTCCACAGGTAAGCTGGGTACAGGAACAGGCAGGCCGCCACCCAGGCTACCGGGTTGGACAGCTCTGCGCCAAAATAGCCCAGCACCGGAATCAGCACCAGGGCGATAACGGTACGCGCCACCATTTCGGCCACACCGGCCATCATGGCAAGTGTGGAATAGCCCAGCCCCTGAATGGTATAGCGCCATACGATGAGCGCGCCGAGCGGGATAAAGAACAGACTGTTCCAGAACATATAATCCCGCGCCATCGCCACGATCTCAACCTCGGTCTTGGTATCCAGGAAGAGACCGATGATCACGACATCGCCAAAGTGCAGGGCAATAAAAGCAAGGACAGAATAAGCAACCACCATAATGTAGGAGCTTTTTACACCGCTGCGCACACGGTCCAGCCGGGCCGCGCCAAGGTTCTGGCCCGCATAGGTTGCCATAGCGGTGCCGATGCTTTCCAACGCACAGGAGAGCAGGTTTTGGGTTTTGCCCGCAGCCGTAATGGCGGCAACCACAGAGCTGCCCAGCCCGTTGACGGCCCACTGCATTATAACGCTGCCCACGGCCGTGATGGTACACTGCAGGCCCATGGGCAGGCCCATAGCAGACAGGCGGCGGCAGGTAGAGCGGCTGTATTTCCATTCATCCCGCGTCATATGCAGGATCTTGAACTTTTTGATCAGATAGATCAGGCTGATCACGCCGGAGATTGCCTGCGAAACATCGGTTGCCACAGCGGCACCCAAAACACCCATATTAAAGTTGATGATGAGCACCAGATCCAGCACAATGTTGACAGCGCTGGTCAGCACCAGGAAGTAAAGCGGGGTTTTGCTGTCGCCCAAAGCGCGCATGATGGCCGAAACCATATTATAGAGAAAAACAAAGGGAATTCCCGCAAAGATCCAGCCAATGTAGGTGCTGGCACCATCAATAATGTCCGCCGGGGTCTGCATCAGCTCCATAATGGGGCGAGTCAGCGTCACCGTGACAACGGTAAGCACAACACCCCAGGCAATGCACAGCCAGGTTGCATTGGCCACATGGCGGCGCAGGTCGCTGTCATCATGGGCACCAAACAGCTGTGCGATGGGGATAGCAAAGCCGTTGCACATGCCAATAACAAAACCCAGGATCAGATAGTTGACCGAGCCGGTAGCGCCAACTGCCGCCAGCGCATTGACACCGACAAAACGGCCCACAATGATGGTATCTGCCAGGCTGTAAAACTGCTGGAACAGGTTGCCCAGCATCAGCGGCAGGGTGAACAACAGGATGATTTTGAACGGATTTCCGCTCGTTAAATCTTTGGTCATATGCGTTCCCTCAACAAGATCATTTTTCCACACAAAACAACGCGCAAAAGTAAAAAAGAGGGTGGTTGGCACCCTGTTTTGCTCAAGCGCGGAGTTAATTATACTATAACAAAACAAAAAATCAAGTGGGCTGCAAAGAAAAATATATTTCCCCAAAGCAGCGGCTGAATTGTATGCTTTTACAGCGCCACTGGAGCTCACGCCGAACAGCCAACAAGAAAAGCCGCACACCCGAAAGTGTACGGCTTACCTTGGCAGGGGTAGAAGGATTCGAACCCTCGGCACGCGGTTTTGGAGACCGCTGCTCTACCAACTGAGCTATGCCCCTATGTAAAAAGCCCACAGTAGCTAACGTGCTGTGGGCTTTGCTATGGAGCTGTTAGGCAGATTCGAACTGCCGACCTCATCCTTACCAAGGATGCGCTCTACCGACTGAGCTATAACAGCATATGGCGACCCGGATCAGGCTCGAACTGACGACCTCTAGCGTGACAGGCTAGCGTTCTAACCAACTGAACTACCGGGCCAAGCCCTTTCGCGCTTTGCATCAGGCGTTACCTGACCGCTGCAACATGATTGATTATACTGGATTATACCCCAACTGTCAAGCACTTTTTTGATTTTTTTGCCATTTTTCTTGTGTTTCGCGCATCAGCGTCAATAAAGTTTTGGGCGGGTGCTCTTGTGCTTTCCTCTGCTGACCACGGCCATGCCGCAGCGTTAATTTGCAGTTGCTCTTTCCCGACTACAACATTTTTTGTTACAGCGTTTTGGAAAAAAGCTGGTCAACAGAGCCGTAAATCGTTTTATAATCTCCGACTTTGGTAAAGCTATATTTTTCATACAGCCCCACTTCCCCGCTCATGAGATAAATCGCTGAAAAGCCCTGTTCCTTCGCCACGTTACAGGCCGGCGTTCACTATTTGTTCAGACAGCCGGTTCCCCCTGTATTTTTCGGCAACAAACAAAAAACCTATCAAAGGCCCACAACCATATTCTCTTGGCATTTCATCCCGATTGGTAAATGTGCAGAAAGCCGCCGCGTCATCATCGCGCAAGGCCACAAGAGCTCTTTCGTTATTTTCAAAATCGTTTGGCTCCATCTTCTCTGCCCCAAAAATGCTGCTGCTTTCCATGGGCAGCCTGCTGCAAAAGCGATGGTCCCATCCCACAGTTCATGGCCGGGTGCCATTACGATAATTTTCTCCAACTTATTCTCCTTGAAACCCTTCGGATTTTAACGAATCGAACCGCAAACAAAAAGCACAGCAGTTTTTCGATACATCTGTATCACAACTGCTGTGCTTTTGGCAGGGGTAGACCGCTGCCGCCCGTATGCGAAAAATTTTGAAGTTCCGAAAACGGCATTGTTTCGATGGCCTTCGGGATGGCGGAGGGATTCAGGCGGGCGGGGTTCAGGATAATGCGCAGCCGGCTGCCGCGCGGGCCGTCATCAAACACAACAATTTTATAGATCAGGTCGCGCACGATTACGCGCATTTTTTCGGGTTGCAATTCGCGCAGGTTTATGCCGGACCACACACGGCGCAGTTCATCCACACTGGCGGCGGCTGATTCTGCACTGATGTCCAGATCGTTGGCCTGGGCCAGCAGGGTCATGCGCTGTTTTTGCAGGGCGTTGATGCGCTCAATGGCCCCGGCAGCATCCAGGCCGTTTTCGATGGCCTGATACAGGCGGTCGACCTTTTGCTGTATTATGCCGGCTTCCTGCTTGAGTTCTTTGGCGCGCTCTGCGTTGCGGCCATCCGGCTGCAGGGCTTCCAGCACAGCAACACATAGAGCATCCATATTAACAGGATCAAGCACAATATGTTGAATATAATCAATCACTGCATTCTCCAAGCGGTCAGCGTTGACGCGGTGGGCGTGTACTCCACCATCGTGCTGACGGTGCTGGGCAGCGCAGCGATAGTACCGGTATTCCACCGCCTTGCCGTGGCTGTTGTAGCGGTGCGTTTCGCCCGCCATGGTCCCGCCGCAGCCGCCGCAATATACCAGCCCGGAAAGCAAATAGAAAGATTTTGCCTTGTACTGGGCGTTGCGGTGCTTGCGTTTATCCATTTCGTCCTGCACGGCCTGCCACTGTTCCGTGGGGATGATCTGCGGCATGCCGTTCTCCACGCAAACCCATTCGTCCCGCGGTTTGAGCCTGCGGCGGCTGGTGCGGCCGTCCACATCGGCGGGGGCCAGGCGGTTCCAGATATACAGGCCGGTGTATTTTTCGTTGCGCAGGATGTCGTACAGGCTGTTTTTGCCGAATGGCTGCCCCCGGCGGGTTACATAGCCCCCAGCGTTAAGGGCATCTATAATTTCGGTGTAGCCCGCTCCCTGCTGGTACAGCTTGAAGATCAGCTGCACCGCCTCAGCTTCCCGCGGAACAATGGCATACTGGCCTGTAGATTTATCCACCGTATAGCCAAGCGGCGGCGGGCCACCTGTGGTTCTTGCTGTAAGGGCGTTTTCGCGCAGACCTTTGGCAACCTCCTGCGCCAGATTGGCGCTGTACCATTGGTTGATGGCCTTGGTTACATTGCGCATGAACTGGCCCTGCGGAGTGGCGTCAAAGTGTTCCGCCGCGGAAATGACCTGAATGCCCTGCCGGCGCAGCTGCATTTCGACCACCGTCTGCTGATCCGCGTTGCGGAAAAAGCGGTCCAGCTTGTGCACGATGATGTATTGCACCCCGGCGGCAGCTGCATCGGCCAGCATGCGCTGGAACTCCGGGCGCTCCCCGCGGCGGCCGCTGTTGCCATGGTCCTTATACACCTGTACCAGCTCATACCCTGCCGTGGCGGCAAAGGTGACGATTGCACGCTGTTGGGCTTCCAGCGATTCCTCACGCTGCTCATTGGTAGATTTACGGCAGTAGCCGAAAGCCCGCGGGGCTTGCATAAGAGATGGAATTGTAGCAGACATGATATTACTCCCTGCCTGCCGGACTTCCCGGCAGGGCTCTTTCCCCTTGTGAAAAGCAAATGCCAGCCATAAAAATATGGCTGGCATTTGCAAATACTAGCTTATCAGCCCAGCTTTTCAAATACCATGGTTGCCTGAATACGGTCGCCGCCCATTAAGCCTTTACTGCCGCTGCTTGTGGTGGAGATAGTATGCAGGCGGTATCCCTTGGCTGCCTGTTCGTTGATGACTTTCTCCAATTCTGTCAGATTGCCGGAACCTGTGCCGATAAATTTTTCTTTCAGGGTAACCTGCAGCACAACATACTGGTAGCTGATGCCAGATCCCCTGGAGAACGTAGATTCCTCTTGAATAGTGTCAAAAATGCCCATGATAAATACCTCCTGCTTTTTATACCGCTATAATAAGCAAAAGCCCCTGCCAACTATTGCGGCAGGGGCTGCTAAACATAGATACAAACGGGTAAATAATATAATTTACCCGCATTCCCCTTGAATCCTTGTATATAAAGTAGCACAAACGGGAAAGAATTGCAACAAAAATACCGCAGTCTGATGCTTGACTGCGGTATTTTTGATCAAAATTGCCAGCGCCAGAGGATCAGGTGGCAACTTCGGCGGCGTTTGGGTCGTTTTCGGTGGTGGCTTGCTGGGCCAGCATTTCGGCTTCGCTGCGCTCCACATTGCGGGTCAGCTGCATGACAAAGCGGCTGATAGACACCCGCGCGGCGGTATCCATGTTGACATAGGTGCGGATCACCTCACGGCCAATATAGTCCAGGTTGTACTGCTGGGCCAGCTGCTCCACCAGGTCATCCAGCGCCGGGGCGTTGAACATGGCTTCCGGGCCGCCGGTGCCGTTGCGCAGCCAGTCCTCGTTGACGTCAAAAACGCGGCAGATAGAAAGAACGTTTTGATCCGTGACCTTGCACAAACCTTTTTCGAGTTTGCTTACCGCAGATTTGCCAATACCTAGCTGCTTTCCGAATTCCTCCAGCGTCATCCCGCGCGCCTTGCGAACGGCTTTAACGCGATCGTTTATTGTGCCGATATTATCACCTCCCTTCGCGTTTCGTTGCATTTAGTATAGCACAAAAAGTTGAATAAAGCAACAAAAAAATCGAAATTTGGAGTTGACAATGTTGAATCAAGATACTATAATAAGGGCATAAGGTAGAACAAAGACACAGCTAAAGAGAATCAAGACACAAGTTGCTGTGGTATCTACCACTATTATACCCAGAAGGGGGTGGGAAAATGCAGAACAACAAAGATGACCCGCGCAAAATCACCCTCCTTCCCGTTGGGGCGATTATAGCACGGGGCAGCACAGCGGCACAAGAACCGCTGCCACCCGTATGCGAAAAGTGCCCCGCACAGGGGCAGAAAGGAAAACAGAATGGAAAACGCAAAGATGCTTACTGATGAAGAGCTGGCCAAAGAGCTGGCAAAAATGACCCCGGCGGAACGCGCCCAAGCTATGGCCTATGTGATGGGCCTGGTGGCCGGCAAAGCCCAGGCCAAGGCCGCGGAACCCGCAGGCGGCGCAGCATGACCCCGCTGGAACGCAGCTGGGCCGCTGCCCTGTGCGCCAGTGGGGATGCTGTTGCCAACATGGGCACGGATGCCCTGCGCCTGGTAGCAACCAAAAAGCCGCAGGGCGTTACCAGCGCCGGAATTATGGAGAGCACCCACAAGCTGGCCCGCGCCTGCCGGATCGCTGACGCCACAACCACCAGCACCCCGGCGGCCCAAAAAGCCGCCGACGCCTATGCGCTGGAAGCCGCCCTGTACGCCGTAGCATATGAAGCTGCACGCCTTGTGCGGTCTGATATGTGGCGGCTGGTGGCAATGCGGCTGGATGAAGCGCAGGAAGTTGGCACAAGAACGTCTGAATTGCACATCCGGCAGCCGCTGGGCAAGCTGATTATGCGCCGCCACCCGCTGACCGTGCGCGGATCGACCGCCCAGAACCTTGTGGACGAGCTGCTGTACGCCGCGGTAAAGCGCGGCAGGCGGCAGCAGGACTGGGCAAGCGCGCTGGAAGCCGCTGTGGCCTGCGGCTGCATGATGGACGCTGTGCTGAACTACCCGCCCAGATGGGAGAACCAAGATGGAAAATGAAGAATTTGTGATCGCGGAGGGCTTTTTGCCGGACGGCACCCCGGTGCTGCCGGGCGCACGCCTGACCGATGAAGCAATACATTGCATTGCCCCCGTGCTGGCGGAGCTGTTTGCGGCGGCACTGGCACGGGAAACCAATAAGAAAAGCGAGGCATGAACGATGGAAGCCAGAGAGTTAAAGGACATGACCGCCGTGCTGCGGTCCATCAATGACGGCAACCCCAGCAACGCAGAGCGCTGGGTGAACCTGACCCAGCGCGTGATCCGCGCCGAATACCGCGCCAACACGGCAGAGCGAGCCGCCGCCCGCAAGGATTGGGAAAGGCAGAACGCCGAAGACGATGCCTGGATGGCCCGCTGCCGCGCCGAAGAAGCCAAGCTGGCAGCAAAAGAAGCGCAGGAAACCGCAAGCCTTTGGCGATGGACTACTGCGGCCATGGCCATTGTGCTGGCACTGGCCGTTGCCTTTGGCACCCACCAAGCGAATGAAGCCGCCCGCTGGCGGTATGAAGCGCAGGGAATGAGCCAAACGGAGATTGTTACCCCGCAGAATCAGAACACGGCGGTGCAGCCATGACCGTGCTGGAATGGCTGCAGGAACTGGGAGAGGAAGAGCGGATTATCAAGGTGGGCTGTGTGGACAACACCCTGCGGGGCCTGCGCCGCTGCACCGCCAGAATGGCCGCAACCAGCTACCTGCACTGGGCCTGCCCGGAATACCTTGCGCCACAGCTGGGGCTTGCATTTGAGTGCAAAAGCCCGGCGGTCAACAACGAGAAATTCTGCGAGCGCTGCGCGGCGGCGTTTTTGTCCGCGCAGATGCCGAACACGGGGAAGGTGAAAAAGCCATGGACGCACCAATGACGCCGCGGGAGGCCGTGGCCTGGCTGGTGGAAAACACCGCTGCCGCCCGCAAAACCTACTGCATTATACTGCGCAGCACCAACGGCGTACACAACCCCGGCACGCGTGGCATGCTGATCTGCCAGGCGGCAGAGCTGGCAGGCCGCCTGCACGCTTACCGGGAAAGCCTGCACCACATGATGCAGGCCGGAATGATACCAGCCGATCTGCTGGACGATGTGAAGGAAGTGCTGAAATAATGATCTGCTATCTTATTACTGCCGGGGTTGTGGCCCTGGGACTGCTGGCTACCTGGACCAGTGGCCGGGATGTGGGCTACCGCAATGCCATGCGGGATGTGGAACGGCTGCACGATGATGTTGTGTTCCGCCCCGGCAAAGGCGGCCAGAAATGACGGCAGAGGAACGTGCGGCCCTGATTGACCGGCTGGCCCCGCTGATCATTGAGGAACGCCGCAAGGCCGCAGAGCAGAACCCCAAGCGCCCGCCCTGGTACATGATGAACATTGCCCACCCTGTTATGGGCTGGCTGTACAACCAGTATCTTGCCAAGCTGGGCGAGGTAAGCCCGCCCGGCGATGCCTGCCGCACCCGATTTGAACTGTCCCTACTGCACCCGGCTGCACTGAAAAAGCTGGCCGAGCACTACAAGATACAATAACCCCGCCCCGGCGGGGCAGATATGCCGCCAAAGCTGCACGAGGCCGCGGCGGCCCCTTAATCCTCCCACAGTTGCTGCGTGGGCAAGTACGGCAACACCACTGTGCAGGTAATGCACAACGCCCGGCACCGGCCACTACTCCCGGCCTGTGCCCGGCGGCCGCCTGTTATCCCCGGATTTCCACCGGGTCCCCGGCCCCTGCGTACGGATTGCCAAGCGCCGCAGGTGCGCCTGGGCAGGCGGGTTTTATGGCGCGTGTGCGGCACCGGCATGGCCCAAGCAGCCCATGCCGCCCGGATCAACACCGGGATGCGCCGCCAAAGAACAGGGGGTTGAATAGATGGAACGAAGCTGTAAAAACTGCCAACAGCGCCGCATTGGCTGCCACGCCAACTGCGAGCGCTACAAAGCAGATTGCGCCCAGGATGCCAAGCGCCGGGCCTATGAAAAGCAGTTTGCCTATATGGACAGCATGCCGCAAACCGCCACCGCCTTAAAAAAGACACTTGCACCCCGGCGGGTTGGCGGCCAACAGTAAAACAGAAAGGATGGAATCAATGACAAGGAAAAAGTGCATCAAGCTGATTATGGGAACGATGGGGCTGCCGCAGCCGCGTGGGGCCGAGATGGTATTCCTGGGACTGCGAGAAATAATGCACAAGAAGCAAAAGGCGCAGCCAAGCAACAAAGACGTGCTGGTAGCCCTGCTGGCTGAGATGGAAAAAGCGGGACCTGAATGCGGCGTATCGGTGGTTGGCGGCCTTTTAGCCGCGGTCCAGCGACGCATTATTGAAACAAAAACTGCAATCATTCACGACCGCCTGATGGGCGGCCCTGCAAAAGAAACCCAAGCGTGAACCAAAGCCGCAGCCCTTAAACCAGGGCGGCGGCTTTCGCAAAACCGGGCACAGCTTACTTATTATAATAGCGCGTGGCTGAGCTGCCGTAAAAGGCTGCCGCCAAACGGTCCGAGGGGGGGCCGTGTGGGCGGCTTGTATAGGGGTTATTTCAAGGTCCATTCTCCCCCACAAAAAGAAAAGAAGTGAACAGCATGAAAACTACCAGAAAGCAATACATCCGTGAGCAGAAAACAATCTGCGGCGATAGTTATGCCGAGGTAGATTTTTGCTGGATCACGGAGCGGGAACACCGGGCAGGTCCCCGCGGAAAAAAGCAATTTGCCAGCAGCCTTGCCCAGCAAAAGCGTAACCGGGAACGGTCGGCGCGGCTGCTGGTGCAGCTGCTGAACACCAACTTTGACCAGCGCGGTTTTGCGCTGACCCTGACCTATGAAGACATGTGGCTGCCGGACGATGACGAAGCAGCCTGGAAGGACGTGTACAACTACCTGAAACGGGTGCGCCGCTGGCTGGCCCGGAAAAACTGGCAGGATGCAACACCCATCAAGTGGGTGTGCGTGACGGAGAATCAGGAAGCCGACCCCGCCAACGGCCTGAAAGAGGTGCGATACCACCACCACATGGTGCTGCAGGTTGACGGCCTGACCGCCGCCCACCGCGCCGCCCTGCGTGATGCGCTGGAAGATCTGTGGTGCACCGGCCGCAGCCGGGAACCGCTGGGCACCGTCAACGCCGACCGCCTGCAGCCGGAACACGACAGCCTGGAAGGGCTGGCAAAGTACATGCTGAAATACCCCCGCCGCCGCAAAAGCTGGCATGCAAGCCGCGGCCTAAAGCGGCCCACCTATCCCCGCCCCAATGATACCCACTGGACCCCGCGCAAGCTGGCCGATGCCTGCACCATGCGCGTGGACGATGCCGATTATTGGGAGCGGCGCTACCCCGGTTACAGATTTTTGGGGGCTGTGCCCAGCTATAACGAGGAGCGGGCCGAATGGCGGCTATACATCAAGCTGCGCCGGAAACGCAGGTAATACAACGTTATCCCCCGCCCCGGCGGGATAAAATAAAACAATAGGGAGTAAACGCAAATGGAAAACAAACAAAAAGCGCTGGAAATGGCTGCGGCCATGCAGCAAAAAGAGAAAAGCGGCAGCCTGCTGTGGTGCGTGGCCGAGGATTTGAAGGCCACGATCCAGAGCATGAACGAAGAGGAGGCCAAAGTGATTGTGGCAGATCTTGAAGCCGGCACGCATGATCTGAAAACCTGCGAGAAAGCGATCCACGACTATGCCAACAAGCACAAAAGCGGCGGTTCTGCCTGCTGCCCCGGCCCGGCCGTGCCGGGTATCCTGCGCGTGCATTTTGGCCTGCCGGAGAGCGGGCAAGCCGCTGCTGGTGACCAGAGTACCGCACCCGCCCAGGCAGAACGCCCCAAGCGCCAGCGCCTGAACATCATGGACTTCATGTAAGGGGGCAGCGCCATGAGAACACTGGAAGAATATGTGGCCATGATACCAACCGCACCGCCGGACGACATTGAACGCTATCTGGATGCCCTGGGTAGAAAGCCGTTTGCTGTAACAAGTTACCGGTGCATATCACGGGATGATGCCGAATCCCGCCTGGATTGCGAAGATTTCCGGGCTGATCTGCGCCCCAGTGCCGCCATACGCCCTGCCGCCCTGTGGTGCAGCGAGTGCGAAAGCTGGTATCTGGCGGAATACGTCCCGGCCTATGGCGCGCCCTGCAGCCCAAACCTGACATACCAGAACACCAGCGGCGTGCAGGTCGTGAACGTTGAGCAAGACTCCATTGACAAAAAGCGAAACGGCGAAACCATGGTATGCCCCCTGTGCGGTGCTCAAACGCAGCTGCGCAACGTGCAGGAGCTGCGGTACGGGCGGGCAGCCCAAGACTTTATCGTGGTGCCCACCGTTGCGGAAAACTGCCTAGTATTAACGCAGTGGTGCATTGAGCGCCACATGTACGAAGGTTACCGCCACACCGAGCGGAACGCTATTAACGCCTTTGTGGTTGATGGCCGGCGGATCATCAAGCTGGCGCACTACCAGTACAACGCTATGGCTGGCAGTTGGCGGAACCTGGGCACGTGGGTACAGCGCGCAAAACTGGTAGATGATATTGGCTGCCCGAAAATGTACGCCGCAAACCTGCCAGATTTGGGCGGCACCGGCGCAGAGAATGCCAAGTTGTGGGAGTACATGGAGCAATCAAACGCAGAAAAAACGTTTTACCCGGTGGCATACCTGCGGCTGTATTTTAAGCACCCCAATGTTGAGAACCTGGTAACCGCAGGGCTGGGAAACCTAGTGGGCGATGGAATCAACGGTGAAATGACACATCGCTACTATACCGGACTTGCCCCGCAAACAGCGGCTCCAAAGCTGGAGTGGGTGGGCTGGAAAGAAAAACGCCCTGCCCAAATGCTAGGTATGACAAAGCAAGAATTGCGAACTTGGAGAGAGTACGGTCTGGGAGTTGACTGTCTGAGAACGTGGAAAGAGCTGGATACGCTGCCATGCGGCGTAAGCTTCCGCGACCTTTGCGCCGCGATGAAAGCCATCGGAGCATACGACACGCGCCGGATTTTGCGCGAAAAACTGCCGATGATGCGGACCATAAATTACATAGAGCGCCAAGAGCAGGATCTTACGCAGCTTGAGGATTATTGGCGCATGGCTGCCGTGGCCGGCTGTGACCTGAACCAGGACGCAGTGCGCTGGCCCAAAGACCTGCGCACCGCCCATGACCGAATGAGCGAAACAATACAGTACGAGCGGGTAAGTGGCAAATGCCAGCAAGCGTTCGCCGCCATGACGGCCCGCTGCGCCGGGTTGACATGGGAACATGATGGGATTTGCATTCGCCCGGCGGAAACGCCGCTTGAGCTGATCCGGGAGGGCAGCACCCTGCACCATTGCGTTGGCAGATACTCAGATGCCCATGCACGGGGCAGAATTATCCTGTTTGTGAGGCATACCCGACGGCCAGAACGCAGCTGGTACACCCTGAACATTGACGTAACCAGCAAGAGAGAAATCCAGCTGCATGGATACGGAAACGAATTTGCCCACGGCAAAAAGCTAAAAATACCCCGGCGGGTCCGGGAATTTGTGGATCTGTGGGAGCGCGAAGTGCTGGCTAAGTGGCAGCTGCCGCCAGAGCAGAAAGCCAAGAAAAAGAAAAACAAGGTCACCCAGGCAGTGGCATGATAGGAAGGTGAAAGCATGGACGAAATAGTGGTCCGCCTGAAATCAGGAGAAGAAATTATATACCCGCACCCCGCGACGGCAGAATGGAAGGCCATTCCCAATGCTGTAATAGTCATAACAAACGGCAGCCAGGCGGTTGATATATACAATGCCAACGAGGTTGTTTTTGTGATACATCGCGAAAAAGAGGCACCAAAAGTTGAGGAGGAACCGAAAAAATGAAATACGATAGCGAACAGATGACGTTTGTGGGTGCCGCCGCTACGGCGGAAGAATCTGCCGCTCTGCGCCTGCATTATGAGATCATGGCCGCAGCGCAGGCAGCGGCGGCCAGGCTGCTGGATCTGGCCCGCAAAATCAAACTAATGCGGGATACCGGTGGATACAAGGCCCTGGGCTTTGACACGCTGGAAGCCTACACACTGACCACCATGGGCATGAAGCAGCGCCAGGCGTATAACTACATTGCCATTGCCGAAAAACTGCCCGCGCAGCTGATAGAGCAGAACGCGGCCGCGGGCGTTACTAAGCTGGCCTTGCTGGCGCAATTGAGTGGGCAGGAGCAGCAACAGATTACAGCGGAAACCAACCTGACGGAAACGACAGTGGCCGAGCTGAAAGCGCAGATCAAAGAGCTGCAGGCCAAAAATGCCGGGTACGCCGAACAGCTCAGCCTGCTGCAGAATCAGCCGCCGGTGGCTGAGGTACAGGCCGAAGAAGTGGACATGGATGCCCTGCGTGCGGAGATTCGCGCCGAAATGAAGGCTGAAATGGAAAGCCAGCGCCGGGCCGACGCCAAAATGACCGAGCTGAACCAGAAAGAGCGCGATGAAGCCATAAAGGCCGCACAGAAAGCCAGGGCTGAACTGGAAGAGGCAAAACGTGCTGCGGCGGCGGCTGAACAGGCACGCGCTAAAGAACTGGATCAGGCGCGCCACCAGGCAGAAGAAACCGCTGCCCGGCTGAACATGGTCGCGGATGAATCCGCGGTGCGCTTCGGCTTGCTGTTTGACCAGTTGCAGGACACCGCCGGAAAAATATTTGACCTAGTTGATACTTTGCAGCAGGGTGGCCTGACCGAAAAGGCGGAAAAATTCCAGACAGCGCTCCATAAGGCGCTGCTTGCCTTGGCCGATGAAGCGGAGGATGTACAGAAATGATGGAAGCATTTGAGGCGGGCGTGCGGCTGAGCATTTTCATGCTGGGCGCTGGGGTCGGCCTGGTCGGCAGCCGCGGCGAAAGGTGGGGTGACTGATGGACATCCTGCTTTCGATCATCGGCAGCGCTGTTCTGGCCGTGCTGCTGGCCACCGCCTATACCGCCGGGGTAGCCGCTGGGAAAGCTGCCGCGCATGTGGATGATGAAGAATCAAAAATTTATATGCCGCACACACATGGCGGAGATCCTGACACCTGAACGCAGAGACAGCCATATTTCGGATTAAGGGAGGTATACACACGTGGGCAAAAACAAACGCCTGCCGAATGACATCGTATTGGCTGCCCTGCAGCTGGTGCGCGGCCAGGCCAGGCGCAAGGCCGAGTATAAGCGCCAGGTGGACGAGATCATCCTGCGCAGCGGCACAAATTTTGTAGATACCACAACCCGCTGCGGCACACCCGTGCGTGTGTACCTGCCGTGCGCCAACGGCAGCGCCAGCGACATCACCGCCGACAATGCTCATGTGCGGTAAAGTAACAAATGATAATTTGATAGACAGCAGCCACTATTTCCGAAACACAGACCAATACGAAAAGCTGATGTGGGGATTTTCCTATATCAGCTTTTGTCTTTCTAAGCATTTTTGGGAAAGTGATGTATTTGTATCTTTCCTATTGACAGCCAGCCTTTGAAGTGATATATTTATCTCGACAAGCGACAAATACATCTCATCGGAGGACACCATTATGAAAAAAAGAACGAAACTCACAATTTGCCTGGGCGTGATATGCGCTCTGCTGGTAGCAATATCTTCATGGTACACGATAGCATTTAACAATTCAAGGTTTATTGTGCCTATGGATTTATCTGAATATGTTTTCAGAGTGCAAGACCTGCCTATGATTATTTCCGGCGTACTTCTTACCTTGTATATTGTGAATATTGTTGTGTTGTTTTTGGAATCTATTAAAACAAACAGGCGTAGGGAATTAACCTTGCAATCCACCAGAACAATAAATCCAAAACTGGGTTTTTTAGGTTTATTAGGATTTGCCGGATTTTTGGGATTTTGGACTTACAGCGTTGACAAGACAATTTTTCCTTTTGTGTTTTTCCTGTTTTTCGGCTTTTTCGGATTTTTCTATGAGGGAAAAATGTCAAATACTCTTATAGATGAACGATACAAAGAAAACAAAATGAAAGCGCAAAGTGTAGCGAACAAAACTTCTCTGTCCATTATTTTTCTTGCAATACTCATTTTGGGACAGGGAAAGCTCATGGATAACCTTGAATATACCTTAATTGCTCTTGTTATTGTTATAGCTCTCTCCATAGCACTTGAAATATTCCTTAGCGAATATCTGCTATATCATTATGATAACGATGAACAGTTTGATGAAAGCGAGGAATAAGCGTGCCGGATTTTGAATGTAGATTAAAAAAGTACAGGCTATTAAAGGATTTGACACAAGAGCAGTTAGCGGCACAGGTAGGCGTGCGGCGAGAAACAATTATGCGGCTGGAAAAGGCACAATACAATCCCTCACTTAAACTGGCGATTGATATTTCAAGAGTTGTTGAAGCACCGATTGAAGAAATATTCGTTTTCAAGTGATTTGTGCGGAATTATGCTTATTTTATAGGCAGTTGCGCTAATGTTAATCTGCATTGCTTGCCGCATAGCAACTATCATGCTATTTTTGATTTACCAAGACAAAGGAGTGGAACGCATCATGTTTCTATGAAATCTAAAAACTCTCAGAAAACAGAAAGGCTTTTCACAGGAAGAATTAGCAACCAGACTTCATGTAGTCAGACAGACTATCTCCAAATGGGAGAAAAATTTGTCCGTTCCCGACGCTGATACTCTTATTCGTCTGGCTGAAATATTAGAGGTATATGTCAGTGAATTGCTGGGTACGAAAATTGAAAATGAAAATGTCGCCAGTGATGTTGCCGAACAACTATCCAGAATAAACGAGCAACTGGCAATCAAGAACCGCCGCTCACGTCGTATCTGGAAAATTGTTGCCATTATATTAGCAGTAATCGTTCTTGTGAATATTTTTATTGCTGTCTTTTTCAGCGTTCCAGACCTCAACAGCAATACCCAGAATAACCCGCTAGCAATAAGTGATGAAACGATAAGCATAGATGAATGAAGTCGCTAAAAATAGCAAAACCAGCCGAGCCAGTCAACGGCAAGTGAATGGGCTGCGCCCACCGTTGACAGCCCCGTCTGTCCTTGCTGGTGGGTAATCAAGGGGCGACAGCAAAAAGTGCTGCCGCCCTTTCCCATAATCGAAGAAAGGGGGATTTTCCATGACTGAATA